ACGAATGAAAGGTTCTGCGCTTCAACGCTGGCGAATGACATCGCTCCTGCTACTGGGTGTCCTAGCAGGCTGATTGGCACTCTGAATAATCTGGCAATGTCTTCGACGTTGAATCTTCTGGCTTCTAAGAGCTGCGCGTCTGCTGCGTTAAGTGTCAGCGGTCTAAATTGTGCGCCGCCTGAAAGGATTCCGATCTTGCCTGCGCGGTACGGCCCTGTGTGGGTGATGTTCCAATCGCGGCCGATGTCGCCTGCCTGCTCTTCTGTTAATTCGCCCGGCACTTCAATGACGCCGCCTGGGTTTGCTGCGTTGCCAAAGTATGCGGCTGCGTATGTGTCTGCTGCCATCGCTGCGCCGATTGTGAGTCGAGCTGCTCCGATTGGGCCGAGGCCGTAAAGGGATCCAGGAAGTCTGAAGAGTGGAATGTGTTTCATATCGCGTGACGTCAAAATGCGCGAGAAGGTTCCTTCTGGGTCTTTCATCTTATAGATGATTGGTTCTCCTGGACGTGGGCGTTCAATGCGAACGTCGTCCGGGTGAATGCAGTAGACCTCTTGTACTTCGTCCATGTCGTCGCGGACTGTAAGAATGAAAGCGTTTCCATGAATGTTAAGCGAAGCGATTATCTGCTCGTAAAATTCTAGGCGTGATGCCTCTGGATTTGGTTTGTTGATCCAGGCTGGTTGCTCTCCGTAAACGTTAGCGTATGAGATTCTGTTTCTTCCGCGTCGCACGTAGGCTGCAAGTGGTAAAGAGGAAATCGTATCGCCGAGCAATCGCACGCATGCATAAACTGTCGACATGCGAATTGCGGAGTCTGCGTTTACATCGATTCCAGATGGGGCCATGAAAGCAGGGCGTCCTGGGATAAGTGGTTCGACCCATTGGCTTTGGTTAGTGTTGACGCGCTTCTGCTCTGCTGCTTTGATTCGCTTCGATAGACTCATCAGTTAGCCTTTTCTGTTATCCATACTAGAAATGTTCCTAGTGTAATTAATGCGATCGGCAATGAGAGCATTGCGATTCCTGTGGTTGCTAATGCTACGCCAGTCACTTCTGCGACGAGTGAGAAATCTATTTTTTTCATTGCGCTCCTAAAGTTGAACCGAGAAGAACCTGGCCACTGGTGGCTTTGGTTCTGGTGGTTGCGTTGCTCTGTCGTATCCGAAGATTGCTGCTACGGCCGCATCGACTTTCCGCTTCGAGCTTGCTTTCGCAACCATAACGCCCCGAGATGATTGCTTCGTGACGCAGTTTGTTATGTGCCTTGCCATTCTTTCATCGCCATCGTGGGTGAAGCTTTGATTCACTACGGCTTCGTAGAATTTTTGCGTTGCTGGAACCATGCGCTCTGCGCTGTTCGGGTAAGAAACGACTGGCATTCCTTGCTCATCTAGAACCATAAAGGTGCGCTGCCATCGCGCCGGGTCGAAGACGATCTCTTTGGTTTGGAAGTTGCTATTTCTGAATGTGTCGATGATCGTCTGTTCGACTTCTGCCACCGGCACGTGCCATCCCTGCTCTGCGTCGTCTGGTCGCTCCCAGATTCCTACAACCATCAGGTGCGGTTTGTCGCCGCCAAGCAGCCAGGCGATTAGCGCGGTGCTGTCGTTTGAGAACGCTCCATCAAATGCGAGGATTACGTCTTCGCCTGGTTCTGGCATTCTCTCTGCGTCGATCAACGCTTCCCATGATCCTGTTGGAAGCCAGGCGGTTGCTGTTGATACGAAGCAATTCGTGCGCTTGGTTCTGAATTCTGCTTCTGGCGTTCTCAAGACTGCGCTCTCGAAATCTTCGGCATCGACGATGTCTGCGAAGCCGGGATTTGATTCAATCCAGAGCTGCTTATCTCGGTGGTCTGCTTCTGGGTTCTTTGGTTCCCACCAGGCGAAGAAGAACGACGGATCTGTAAGTTCTCCCTTTACGAGCTTCTGTCCGTATTGATATAACGAATAGGCGAGGCTGTCCTGGCCGTTTGCTTGCGTCTTTACTCCTGCTGTCGTTATGCCGAGGAGAAGTGAATCGGATCGTGCGCCACCTGCGAGCGACATAACATCCCAGAGTTCGCGGTTTGGCTGTGCGTGGACTTCGTCAAAGATTACGATCGGTGAAGGGTTGAGTCCTTCTTTCGTGTATGCCTCTGCTGAAAGTGCTCGGTAAACGGATCCCTTGTCTTTGTATTCGATTACGTCGCGGTAAAGGGTGAACATCGAAGAAAGTTCCGGGTCAAGTTCAACCATGCGCTTTGCTGTTCCGAATACGATGCGAGCCTGATCTCGATCTGCTGCGCATGAATAAATTTCTGAGCCGTTGCCGCCAAGTGTGAGCGCCGATAATCCCATCGAAGCTGCAAGTGCGCTCTTTCCATTTTTTCTCGCCATGCCGATTAGGGCGACTCTGTGTTTCATCCTGCCATCTGGCCTGCGTGCTAGTGCGTAGTTGAGAAGTTCCTTCTGCCAATCGCGCAGGTGTAAAAGTTCGCCGGCTGGTGCTGCGACGGAGTCTTTGGTTACTCTGCATACGGCTTCTGCAAATTCAGAATATAAAGGGCCGTCACCGCGTTTGCGGTCTGCCAAGTCCACCGGCGTTATCCAACGCGGCGGCCATGATTGTATTTTCTTCTTAGCCACGTGCTCGCGTCATCAGTTCCTGGATGCGAGTCTGTGCTTGCACTTCTGCAAGTCCGAGGCGCGAACGCTCGACCGGGTTGAATGCGATCAATGAAAGCATTGCGGTTATCTGGTGATCGAGGTGGCGCAATGCGACGCGGTCGCGCCATTCTCCACCTCTGAAAACTATCGCTCGAAGTTGAACGCGCTCATCCATCGTTTCGCAGAGAATCATCACGTGTTCGATGTCTGTGGTTGGAGAAATCCATGCGCGTCCTGCTTGCCAGATTCGTTCCCACATCTTCTCGCCTTCTGATCCAAGTGGGCGAAGTGGTTCTGGTGTTTGCTGCGCCATTGGTAATGCGATCAGGTTTGCTTTATCTGGAAGTGGTCGCTTTCCTGGGTTACCAAGTTTGCGCTTCTGCTCGATTGTCTTTGGGGGATTAGGCATTGTCGCTTCCTATGAAATCGTAAGGCTTGCCGGTGAGTTCATTGATTGGAAGAATTCCAGTCAGTTCTTGCCAGCGCTTGCAGATAACGTCTGCGTATATGGGATCCAATTCTACAAGTGCTGCGGTCATTCCGAGTGTGTGAGCTGCTACAAGTGTGGAACCTGATCCGCCAAATGGATCCAGAACAACCGAGTCACGATTCGCCGAGTTGCTCAATATTCGAGTGATGAGGTTGATGGGCTTCATGGTCGGGTGTTCTGAATTTCTGCGTGGACGTGGCTCGCGGATAATTGTCGAAGACTCTCTGGCTGTTTCGATTATCTTTACGAGTTCTGTCTTGCTCAATGTGTCCAAGTCCTTCGTTGCGAAGTCGAGAACGGTTGAGTCGTTGAATGGGCCAAACCAGGGATGTGCTGCTCCTGGTTTCCATCCGTAGATGATTGGTTCATGCTGCCAGTTGTAATCCTGGCGGCTGAGTGTGAAGTTGTCTTTCACCCAGATAAGAATTTGCTTGAGCATAAATCCGGAAGTCTTGAACGCTGATCTGAATGTGACGCTGCTTCCATCTGCGTGGCAGACATAAATCGGGCAGCCCTCTTTCGCGTTTGCGTACATCGCTCCGTAGGTTGCAAGGAGAAACGATTCGAATTCTAAGTCGCTCATCGAGTCGTTCTGAATTGTTAGGTTCTCGTTTGTTCCGCCGGTGTATGCGACGTTGTATGGCGGATCGGTGAAGATGCAATCTGCAAGTTTGCCGCCGAGTGCCTTGTTTATAATTTCCGGGTTTGTTGAATCTCCAACAACGAGGCGATGCGGCCCGAGGATCCATGTGTCGCCTTCGATGCTGTGCGCGGTTCTTGACTTTACTGGTGCTGCATCTAAGTCGCCGGCCATTGGAATCTCTTCGACCGGAATCTTGAGAATCTCTGCGATCGCTTCCTGGCTGTAGCCGGCGTCGCTTACTAATTCTGGGTCAACGTTTACGAGCTGCGCGATCATCTCTCGAAGCGCGTCTTCGTCGTAGGTTCCAAGCTCGGCGGTTCGGTTATCGGCCAGTGCGAATGCGTGGGCTGTGTTGTCATCGTCGTCTGTCCAAACGACGGCGATCTCACTCCAGCCGAGTTGCTTGGCTGCTTGCCATGTGTGGTTGCCGGCGATGATGGTTCCGTCGCTGTGTTTGGCAACGATCGGCTTGCGCTGGCCGAAGCGCTCGAGCGACCGGGCAACGGCCGCGATGTCGCCCCTGCGTGGATTGCCGGGCAGTGTGTGCAAGTCGTCGATTGGCGTGGCCAAGCTCTTCAGACTTTCGTTGATCATATTTTCCCCCTTGTTTGGATTCTATCGTGCCGGCCCCTGAAAACTCCTGAACTGCGACGGTGCGCGTTCTCGGGGCGTCGGGGTGAACCGCCCCCTTGCGTCCTGAGGTTACAGGGCGTACCGGGATCTGCCGGGTGGGGGGTGTGCGTGTGTGGTTATCGATTCGCTTTACTTGAATTGCATTTTCTGCATAAAACTTGAAGATTGGATCTGATTGTCAGGCCGCCTTCGGCCAGCGATTTTATGTGGTCGACGGTGAGGTCTGCCGTCCGGCCGCATGCGCTGCACCAGGGTTGCTCTTCTCGAAGCGCTTTGCTGATCTGCCGCCACTGGTAATCGTATCCGCGTTGCGCACGTGTGGGCCGGGTGGCCTCTTTGATTCGTTTGTAGATGCGATCGCATTCATCGCATCGAGCTGCGCGTGCAATGATTCCGCAGTCCTTGCATGGTCTAGGTAAGGCCATCGTAATCCATTAGATACTTGATCGCTTGTCCGAGTCTGCCTGGCTGGTCTTTGAAGTAGCCGAGTCCGACGTTGCAGTTGCTGCAAAGGATTCCGCGTACTTGATTCGTTTCATGATTGTGATCCATTACGAATCTCGTTGCGCTCTCTTCAACATGGACGCCACAGATAGCGCACGCATGGTTCTGCTCTTCGAGTATCGCCTGGCGATTCTTATTCGCCTTATGAACAATGCGACGATCACTGCTCCTGCAATGCTTACACAGTTCGCGATGTCCATCTGCTCTTCTTCTGTCTTTGCAGAATAGGTTTAGCGGTTTGGTTTCCTTGCATCGAGTACACGTTCTTTCAGTCGGTATCTCCATCGGATTCGTCATCGTAGTCCGATCCGTAAAGGGCGAGCCTGTCCTTCTCCGGCAGCGATAGATATGATTGAAGCGTTGCTGTGACTGCTCGGTTAAGTAAAGACTCGATCGCGTCGAATGATAAGTTGTTGTCAGTAGTCATGTCTGTGTGGACGTCGCCGATGCTGATCGTAATGTTTAGCATGCGACTCCCCTTTGTGTTGTGGGGATAGTTACATCTGCTGGCGCAAGCGTATCAGATTGAATTGACAATTTCGTCAAATCGTCACTCATGATCGGGCCTGGATAATTCCTGCGATGTCATAAAGACTTCCTCTTCTTTGGATGTCGTTCTTCTTTATCGTTCTATAAACTTCGCGCTCTGTTATTCCTAGCCACATCGCAATCGCTTCGACATCAAGGTAAAAGGTTTTGCTCGGGTTGCTCATGGCCAATGCTATCAACCTGAGCACCGTCCACTGGTGTTTGCATCCGAAGCAGGCGACTTCGGCCGTTAAGTCATCGGCGTCAATGACCACGTACTTCTGACAGTCATCGCTCGGGCATGGGATTCGCCGGGGCTGCTCTGAGAATCGTTTGGCTGCTGCTCTTCCTTTGGCGTGCATGAGCTGTATCTGGTGCGCGAAGTCTGCCGCCCATTCTTGTTTCATTGACCAGTCCAGATGGGTCAGGTGAAAGGTTGCGCTCGCCAAGACTTCGCCCTCGATCGTGGGTTCCCTGATCAACATCGCCGGCGGTGTCAGGCTTCTCTCGTATCGGATGGTGCTCTCCCATGAGTGAAGGGTGCGCAGTAGCTCGGTTGCCATCGTGAAATCCAAAGCCGCCACGTTGATTCCAATGCTGCGCTCGGGGCTGGCCGTTCCTGATCCTGTCCGGGAAGGCTGAAGGAATTGCCTTGCTTCTTTGTGTAGCTGTGGAAGCTCTGCGATCTGGGTGCGGACTTTGCTCGCGCATCGATTGCATGCTCCGAGGTGCTCGGTCTTCTTATCGCAGATGGTGCATTGCATCAGAACGGTATCCCTTCTTGCTCGAGCTGTGGTTGCTTCCTTCTGTTCCAATAATCGGGGATCTCATCTTCGGCTGGCTCCTGGCCTTTGAATCTGAATATCTCTTTCGTCCTGCTGCAAGTGTGGCTGGCCAGAATGGTGGGGG